GAACGGATTACCCTGCGCCATTACGGCTGCACTCCCCACGACTGGAGCCGCGCGAACACCTGATCGATGGGCGCGCCATTGCGAACGGCCTCAAGCGCCTGCTGCCGCAACTGCTCGTCGCTCATGCCCTGAGGGCGCTGCGGGGCGGAGGGTGCGCCGGAAAGAGGACTGCCGTTCGGGATATTGGCCGGAGAAGGTGACGCCGTCTCCGGCTGCGGCGAGATAGTCGAATCACCTCCTCCCGTGAGTGCTGTCATGAAACCAGACTGAGGCCCCCCATAGAAGCCGCCGCCCGGAAGGGACGCTGTAATGAACGGGTCGTTGCGCGCGGTCAGCAGCTGGCGGGCCTGCTGCTGATATTCTGGCGTGCCCGGCTGGTAGCCAGCCGCCGCCAGAAGCTGCTCGAACTCAAGCGGATTGCGCTGCTTGGGCATCCGCGCCGCCAGCACCTGTCCCGCAAGCGCCTGCACGGTCGGATCGTTGCTCGACAGGGCCGGGGCCAGATCGGCATTTCCCTCACCGAGCAGCGCCGCAATATCGGAACCGCGCTGGTCCTGTAGCGCCGCCTCGTCTTTCTTCACGCGCTTGGCGTCAAGTGCACCGATCCAGTTGTCCGCGACTCGGCCAAGACCTTCCCACACGCTGCCGACCGGGGAGTAATCAGACTGCATCATCTGATCCGCGCGCTCGCGGCGCATGGCAAGGTCGTTCGGGTCGATCCGCTGTCCGCCACTTCCCCAAATGAAAGGGGTCGCCGCCGGAGACTGCATCGCAAGTGCCTGCGCCACAACCGGGTCTACCCCGAGAGGCTGCATCGGGTCGTATGCCATCACATCACCGCCCTGGCGTAGTCGACCGCCTTGATGCCGCCTGCCTCCACAACCGCATCCGGGCGCACCTTCTCCACATCCTGCGCCATGACCCCGATCTGCATCGGACCGCCCCACTTGTAGCGGTACGCATAGACAGGCAGGCCGTTATCGAGCGTGCCAACGCGCGAGATGTCGGTTTTGACGCGACGATCCGAAATGAGCGTCGAGCCCAGCGTGCCCGCCAGCCCGAACAGACCGCCAAGCGTCGAGCTGCTGCTGTTGAGCTCGTTCTGATATTGCTGGTTGACCAGCCCGGTATAATCCACGCCAGCCACGCCGGTCGTCGGGGTCGCGCTGGACATGGTCGCCGGATTGCTCACCTGCGATCCGGAGAGCAGCGCCGAAAGCTCGTTGAGCGGCTGGTTGCGCGTCGCCAGAGCCTCGGAGAATGCCTGACTGCGCCCGGTCAATGCAAGCTGGTTGAGCTGATCGGTCTGCGCATTGGTCAGCCGCGTCATTTCGCTGTCCCATGCCGCCGATCCGGGCCTTAGCCCGCGATTGATCAACTGCGCTTCAAGCTGGGACGTGTCCTGCTGCTGCTGCGGAAGAATGCGGGATGACGCCAGATCGTAAGCCCAGTCCGCCGCGTCCTGATTGTTGAACTCGAACGGGCTGGACAGGGTATCGGATACCACCGCGCTTTGATCGCGGGCGATATTGGCGAGATTGCCCTGCGCTTCCTGCGCACTGTCGAAAATCGCCTGCTGTTCCGGCGTGAACGAAGTCGTCTGCGTGAATGTAGGGAGCGTGACGGTCTTTCCGCTCGAATCCACGTATGACGTGGTTCCGGTCTGGTTATAGTTGACGCTGCCCCATGGATTCTCCTGGTCCACCATGTTCAGCAACTGCTGGCTCACGGCCGTATCGAGATTGAGGCCGGATTGAGCGGCGGCCGTTTCCGAGGCGGACGGCGTTTTCGGCTTGCTGACCATTTACGCCGCCGAAATGCTGATGATGGTGGGATAGACGGTCACTGCTGCACGATCCTTGGCTATGGATGCGTGAAGGAGTTCAACCGCCGGGCGCCACCATATCCGAACGCGCGCCGCCGCGCAAGGCTTCGGGAAGATAGCGATAATCATCCCTGAGAACGCCTATGATGATTCCATCCACGCCTTTTCCGAAATGGCCGCGCATGACACCCTCGCGGGCGCCCCCCAGCTTCTCGGCAAGCTTCGCGACACCCTCATGCTGCGTCACCATCGTCATGCGCTCGCAGCCGAGCATGTCGAACACATAGACCCCGATGGCCTCCATGATCCGCCGCCCCCAGCGGGAGCCATAGGCAGTCACGCATATGTCCTCACCTTCGTAATGGTTGAGGATCACGCCATTGATGATGGTTCCATCAACCTCTGTGCCGATCGCGATGTAAGGCGGACATAACCCGAAATGGAGACCTTCGCTGACGAAGCGCGCCACATGCTCGCCGGTCACGATCATCAGGTCACGACCTCGGCGACGGTGAAGCTCGTCTCCATGCGGATCAGTTCATCGTCAAGCGGGCCTATTGATCCGCTGGTAACCTGATATGTTGGGGCCAGCGTGTAACCGATGCCACCCCCGCTTGCCCAGGACTGGTTGATGACGGAGGGGGCTGAGTCTGCCCATCGGGAAGTTCCCCATATACCTCCACCCCAGACTGATCCTTCGGCCTGGGCCATAGCGTCCGGGGGAGTCGGTCGGGTTTCGTCGAAGTCATAGTTTATCCCGCATTTGGCGTTGATCTTCGTCGTGGAGCGGGACACCGCGCGCACCATGCCGCCGATCTTGCGCGCCATCGGAGCCCCGCCGTCCTCGAACATCGGAATAACGGCACCCGTATAGGTCTCGCCATCGTCCGTTCCGCCGAGATTGGCGAGGAACACCTTGCCGTCTGCGGACCCGAAATACAGGCGCCCCTCGAATACCTCCATGCAGATGATATCCCAGCCGGTAAAGCGACACCATGCGCCGGTCTCCGCATTGACGACGAACGCGACCGGATCGCTCATACCCACCACGTCCGGGGGCACGACAAGCGCCATCTTTTCCTCAGGCCATAGTTCGCATACCCACCGCTCGCTCCCGCGCAGGGTGAGGGCATTGGTCCATGCGTCCGAGATATTATAGGAGACAGTCGCGACGTTGAGGCTGGTCACGTCCAGTTCGATCGCCTTCGAGAGCGGGACAAGCCCCACACTGGTCGCAATCGCGATATCGCCGCCGCCCCGGAAGAACGCGCGCTTGCCCAGCGGGCGGCCCGTGCGATAGGTGCCGACCTTCGTCCATGTGTCGGCATCGGACGGACTGAGGCCCTGAAATACGCCCGCCTGCCCCTCTGTCGTGATGAACACGACCTGTTCGCTCAGGCCACCACTATCGGACGATTGCAGCGACCAGCTCGACCCGAACAGAATCGAGCCGCCGAGGTCGAAAATGCCCGCCATCGGATAGAGAACAGCATCGCCACCGATCTGGTCGGGATCCAGATACCAGACGTTCATGCTGTTCTTCTCGACGAAATATAGCCGTTCCTTGTAGACGAACGCATAGGACATATCGGCGCTGGTCAGGCCGTCGAACGCCATGCCCGGAGACATAATCTCCTGCGTGCCGTTCGCCGTCGCCTCGCCGCCGTCGCTGCCATTGAGCGTCTCGTCATCCTCGAAATCGCCAGTGATGTCGCTCAGGTAGAGATAGCCTTCTCCCGTATCGGTTTCCTCGATCGCGCTGACGGTCGCGGTCGCCCCGCTCGTCGCGCCGGTCACGGTCTCATTGGGCGCGAACGGCGTCACCTCCGCGTCGTAGGCGATGCGATAATATCCACCGGGCACGTTGGGCCAGAAGCGGTCGCCGTCATAAATGAAACCGGTATCGGTCCCGTTCACGCCGACCAGATAGACACCCCCGGTCGTCGCATACTGGACGACAATCCAGTCACCGTCAGTCGTCCCGTCGACAACCTGATAGCCATCCGTGCTCGACCAGCCGAACCAGTCGCCTTCCTCCGTTACGATCAGGTCATTGTCCTGCGTCACCAGATTTGCACCGAATGGCTCAGGGATGTCCGTCAGGTCGTAAATCGTCGTGTCGCTTGCCCCGAACAGGTGGCGATTATCCCCATTGCGATAGGAGAACAGCGATTTGACCGACGCTCCGCTATCGAACGTCGCATAGCGCTGGCTTCCCCGCCGAAGTTTCACCGTCTCGGCGCGGGGGAAGTAATTATCCATGACGGCCGCGCCCGCCGTTTGGCCCTTCGGGAGCGCAAGAGAGCGATTGCTGATCCATCCTCCGGTTGGTGCCGGGAACATCAGTGTCTGCGCCCTGAGAGGCTTTGAGCGGCGGGCCATCAGGCGCCCCCGAGAGGCCATGGCCATGCGGGCGACGATCCGGGGAACATGCGCCGCGAGTTGGTGCGGATCACGTAGGCGCCCGAATCCTTGCCCGCATGGTAGCTCAGGGCTTTCTCATATTCCTCCTGATCGCCATCGGAGGCCAGTCCCTTGTTGTCCCTGTAGCGCCATACAAGCGCCTTCATGAGCAGTTCGTCGGGAAGCAGGAAACTGTCCGTATCCGCCGTGAACTGGCCTTTCGGCGTCTGTCCAGATGAGATCGCCCAATTCTTCCCGATATAGGGGAAGCGAGCGATTGACGCCGATGCAGGCGCGGGAAACACGTTGATGGCGTTCCCGAAGATGCACCACACGCCGGGTATCGAGTTCAGGCCATTCTCCTTGATGCGGAGAAAGTCATCCACCGTCGCGCAATGGCCATAGCCCCATGCCCAGTTGTCCACGTCGCGGATCGTGCTGGTGAGCATCTGGCGAGCATAATCGGCGGGGAGCGGGAAGGTCTCCGTCACGCCATCGCCTGTCAATGTCGCGATCTTGACCAGCGCCTGCCAGTCATGCGCCTGAACAATATCATCGGCGACCGTGTTGACCATATCGGTCATCTCGGTCTCGAACACTTCATTGGACCCGAAGAACGCCACCGGCCTGCGCGCAATCAGCTTGACCGAAGCAGACTGGAGGGCGCTCAGGACGGTCACTGCGAAGCCTTCGCCTCATTGAGCAGGGCGATCAGGTTAGGACGGGCGAAATTGCCGCGCGGCTTGGCCCCGACAATCGCCGCGATCTGCTCCTTGATCTGGTCATCGGACAGGTCCGCATATTCGTCGGCAACGGGAATCGGGTCATGCACGGGCGCGCTGCCCTTGAGGCGGGCCAGTTCCTCGCGGAGTTCCGCGACCTCATCGGCCAGCGCGCGCTTGTCGTTGCGATCCGCCATGTAGCTGCGAGCCGCCTCCTTGAGCGCATTCGCGTCCATGCCGAGGCTCTTGAGGTTCTGGCCCTCAAGCTGCATGAGCATCTCGACAGTGTGAATCTTGCGGGAGATGCAGAGCGAAATCTGCGATTGCGTCACCCCGAACTGCTGGAGCGCGGTCAACGGCGTGCCGCGTACGCCTTGCGCCTCGCCCTCCTTCCATGCGTTATACTCATCCGCGAACCGCTCGGCCCACGTCACCTTGCGGAACCCATCGCGGCCGCATTCCTCGTTCACGCGCGCCGTATGCACCAGATTGCGCTCGCCGGCGATGTGAACGGACACCATCTCGATTTCCTCGAAGATCGGACGCCCGGCCCGCTCGGACTTGGCGATGTTCTCGATGCTCTCGTAGGAAAAGATGGGATAGACCGCCTTCTCGGCATAGTCGGATTCAGGGACGTAGATCGCGGACATAGGAGTTTGCTCCATGGTGAAGGGAAAACGGGGAGCCGAAGCCCCCCCGTGATCAGTTTATCAGGGGGTGGCACCCTTGGCGGCCCAGAAGCGGTCGCCTTCGGCCATCGCCACGTCCGGGACCGAATACCAGCCACCGGAGCCGGTCGCGGCCGTGACATCGTCATAGCCGGTCGCGGTGATGGACACCTGAGTGCCGGGCGCCACCGCACTTGCAATCGCGCCGGATGCCTCGACCCACATGCGCAGGCGGCCGTCCGACCCCATGCACGTCATTCCGAGCTGCGGCGACGGGCCGGGGCCATACCATTCCTCGCCGGCCTTCACGACCTGCGTGATATCCGGACCAAGGTTCGGGCTCGTGCGGAAGGGAGTATCAACCATTTTCCTTGCTCCTTATGCGCCGGTGTAGACACGGACGTTGCTGAGCGGGTTGGTCATGATGAACTGACCCGACCATGCAATGCCCTGCGCGATGGCGTCCTGATTGATCGGACGGACACCGCTGCCAGTGTGGAACGGAACGAACGCGCGACCCGCGAACTCACGGACCTCGAAGCTGCGCGTATCGAGACCGAACAGCGTACTGGAGGGCATGACATTGCCGATGCCGCCAGCCGGCACGATGTCCACGGGGCCAGCGCCGGTCTGGTAGGTATAGCCGCCGAGACCGAGGCGGGTGGATCGATCGCTCACGATGCGCTGATGCGCCACGAACGAGCTTTCGACTGCCCGCCAGTTGTCCGCCGAGACGATCCACAAATCCGGATACCGGCCATTTCGCGAGCGGGCCAGCGAGATTTGCGAGATAATCGGAAGCGCGGTCGTCGTGTCCCACGTGGCGAAACCCGGAATGTCGCCACCCTGGATATCGTAGTAGGTCGTGCGCCAGCGCGCTACATTGGCCCGGTTGATACCCGCATAGGTGCCCGTATTGGGAACCGTGGGCACCGCCGCGCCGAGGCCGATGATCTGACGCCCGGCATCGAGCGTGCCATTGCCGACGAGCCCTTCCTCGAACGACTGACGGCAGGCTTCCTCCGCGTCGCGCAGATAAAGCTGGATCAGGTTGATGATCTCGGCTTCGCCACGGTTATAGCGGAGCTCGTCGCCATTGAGGCTGAACATGGCGACCATGTTCGTCCACGGCATATAGGCGGAATTGACCAGCTCTTTCGGCGTGATCGCGAGGTAGTCATAGCCTCGATACCACTGCGCCTTGAGCGTGTCGTACTGCACCGGCCAGCGGAATTCCGGGCCGGTCGCGGTTTCTGGGTTGATCTGGCCGTTCTCCCGGAGGATGCGGGTCAGGGGTCGGGCACTGTAAACGATATTGGCAATTTCGGACGAGCGCTGCTGTGCCGAGACGGTGAGCGCCTGCCCAAACTGCCGCTCTGTGACGATCGACATGGATGGACCTTTCAAACTGCGAACTTAGGCCCTGATCGCCTTCCGAAGATTGTTGCGGATCAAAGCCTTTACGTCCGTGGCATCGACACTGTTCTCCTGTCGGGGAACAGAACCGGGGCCAGTGCGAATGGATTTGCGCCCGCTGGAGTCGGATTCAACGCGGTCTGACTGGTCAAGTGCCTCTGACTTTTCGTTACCACCTTTGCCCGGAGACGGATTTAACCGTTCAGCCATGTCATAGGCGGCTTCGAGCTTGTCGATAAGGCTCAAGCCTTCCGGTATCCTACCGGATTTGATGAAAAACGCAATATCGTCCTTCAACTCGTCATAGCGTGGATGGGCGGCCTTGAACGGGGCGATGACACGCGCCTCGATCTCGTTCACGACCTGTCGCGCCTTGAGCTGCTCGTTCTCCTGTCGCAGCCGTTCAGCCTCGCTGTCGCGCTCCATGATCTGCTGCTGCTGGCGGCCCTGCGCAATGGTCTGCTGGTAACCCTGCTGGCCCTGATTGATGACGTGCTGGGCGACATCGAACAGCGTGACAGGCGAGCCATCCCCCTTGCGCGGACCGATCTCGCGCAGAATCGCGTCCAGCGCGGCAACCGGATTGCGCGTCATCTGGTTCTCGATCTGGTTCAGCTTCATGAGGCTTTCGCGTAGGTCGCGCCCATTCTGCCGGGCAAGCTCATCGAACGGGCGCAGGCTCTCATAGCGCTCCGTCCGCTGCTTGTGCGCCTCGATCTGGGCTTCGTAATCGCGAACGATGTTGTCCACGTCCCGCTGCACGGAGCGGGGCACGTTCAGCCACTGTTCTTTCGCATCGGGCAACAGACGCTCGGGCGGCTTGATCTTGCCGTTCGCGCGGCCGTCGCTGGGCTTGTCGTCGCCCTCCGCGTCCTTCTTCTCCGGCTGATCGTCGTCACCGTCATCGTCGCCCTCTACCGGCTCGGACTTGCCTTTTGTTTTGTCGTCGGCATCGCCGTCTCCGCTGGTGTCCTCGGCGCCCTTCCCGGCTTTGGCCTCTTTGCCCTTGGCCTCGGCGGGCTTGGTTTCGGGCTTGTCGGCGGGGGCGTCTTCATCGTCCGTGCTGTCCTTCACCTGGTCGAGCGCAAGCTTGATCGTATCCGCCATGCTCGGACTTGCCCCCGACGCGTCAGCGCCGGGCTGCTGGACAGGAATGAACGTGTCGGAAGAGGGGTTTTCGTCAGCCATCATGCGGGCTCCGGGATGTCTTTGGGGACGAGATTGATCGGAGGGATATTGCCTGCTCGCACGTCATGGAGAGCTTTCTTCGCCACCTCCACGCGCTCGGCCTCGGTCGATTGCTTGCGCTTGAACGGCGCGGGCTTCTCGTCCGAGCCGATGATGTGGTAGCGCTCTCCCTGCGGGTTGCCCTCGGGCGTCAATGAGCGCTCGTATGATGACTTGCTGTCATGCAGCCTGCCATCCGCGCCCATCGTCGGCGGGATATAGTCCGAGCGAATGGCTGGGGCACAAACCATCCGGCTTGCCACCGCGCCGCACTCGCATCGCTGATCGGCATCGAACCGCGCGAGCGGCACGAACCGCTCGAACCGATGGCCGTCAGGGCACTGGAAGTCGTAGACCGGCATCAGGCGGCAGGGATCGCGTCCGCGATGGCCTGTGCAAACTCGGTGAGCGTGCCACCGGCGAAGGTGAAGTTATCCGCCGTGATCTCGCCGATCGTTACGTCATCCGCGCTTACAGATCCGCCACTCGCGCCCTCGATCTGGTTGACCACTTCCTCGGCCAACTGAGGCACCATGCTCAGCGCGGCGAGACGACGCACTTTCTCCGAATCAGCCATTATTCAGTTCCTTCCGTTGTTCGCTCATTGAAATCCTGCTGTCGGTCGGCGCGATCCTCGCCGCGCTCCGCGCGTGCCTGTTCCTGCGCCCGGAACTCCATGTCGGTCGAAGCCTGCCGCGCCTGCATCGCCTGATCCGTCTGGCGCATGGCGATATCCGCCGACGCCTTCACGTCCTCGCGGTCCTGCTGGCGCGTCTGATTGGACGCATCGACGCCCATCTTCTGGATTTCGGCGTAGATTTTCCTGATCTGGGCATTGGTCTCGGCCAGGTCTCCGCGCGTCTGCTCTATTTCGAGCGCGAACCGCTGCGCATCCTGCTGAGCCTGAGCCTGCGCCACCTGCTGTTTCTGCTGCAAGTCGAAGGTCTTGAGCTGTGCATCGGCCTTCACCTTCTCAATGGCAGCCTGCGCCTTCTGGACCTCGGCTTCCGCGATCTTCTGATTCGCCTGATCAGGGTCTATCTGCTGGCCATCGGGCGACTGTCGGGCCTTCTGAGCCGCTTCCTGTGCCGTCTTCGTGAGATTCTTCATCTCATCCTCAGCGGCCGTCTCAATGTCTTTGATGCGCTTCTCGATCTCCTTGCGCGTCGGTATCTTCATGCCCGACATGTCAAGCAGGTTCTTCTGGCTGAACTTGTCCGCGATGATCTCGCTCGCAATCTTCACCACGTCCGCCGCGATGCGCTGCAATTCGTCGATCTTCTCGCGCACGCGGACGGAGCCATATTGCGACTTGAGCTGTTGCGCCCCAAGCGTTTCCTCCGCTTCCGTCGCGCCGCGCATGATGTCGCTGATGCCGGACAGTTCGTACAGCTTGCTGATCAGTTCATCGCGTGCCTGGACAAGACCGGTAATGGCATTTGCGATGGCCTCCAGCGGCATCCACTGAACGAAGTCGCCTGTGCCACCCTGAATGAGTGCGGCGGGCACGGCGATTACCGTCGCATCGCTCGTATCGGCCAGCGCCGCCTTGATGGCCTCCGCTGTATCGGCCCCGCTGGGCACAAGGCCCTTCATTTTGACCCAGTCGAGCAGCGCGTAGATGCGGCCCGTCAGTTCGCTGATCTTGGCGAAATGCTCCGCATAACGCTCATAATCGGGGATCGGCGCAAGCGTGCGCAGCTTCGTTGTTCCGTAGGCCGGGCGCGGGCACGGGAAGAAATCGCGCAACCTGACATGCGGCTCGCTCTCGTCGAGTATGTATGGGACGCCCTCGGTGGCCCAGTAGACTTTATTGTCGGCCCGGTGCCAGATTTCCCACACACCGCACTTGCGCGGACCAGACGTGTCAGGATTGTCGCTTCGGGAGATGCGCGATTTGACGCGGTCGGACGAGTAGTTCGCATCCTCCGCGATCTTATCGCCGAACCGCTCCCGCATTTCCTCCTTCGTGAGCCATGCCCGACGCGCGACCCAGCCGGTGCGATCCCAATAGCGCGCGCACTCGTGCCGGAAGTCGTCGCGGTCGACATGCTCGATGCACACACGCTGGCCGTCCGGCCCGTCGCTCTCATAGGTCAGCCACATGACGCCGCGCCCGAAGAACAACAGATCGTCCCGCACCTGTCGCATGGTGCAGTCGATGTTATTCAGGTCCAGCATCGTGACCGCCGAGCGCTCCAGCAACTCCGCCGCCGTATCGATCACCGGATCGCCGTCCGAGAACTTCGCGCCCACCGCCGGCACGGGGGCCTTGGCATAAACCGCCGGTTTCATCACCTCATAGGAGGACCAGAACAGATCGAGACGGCCCATGCTGTCCTGCCGGGCCTCGCCATAGAACAGCGGAGCGACAGCCGTGGACATGCCCGACTCGCCATATGCGAACTCGACGCGCTCACACACATCGCGCCAAGCCTGCATGTCGGGATCGTCAGGTCGCGCGCCACCACGCTTTGAAACGCGCGAATTGTTTTTCAGAGATTGGGAGGGCTGCCCGCTCATGGGGCAGACCAATTAGAGTAATTTCAGGCCGTTTTGACCAATGGATTAATTCCGGCCCCATGGCGGCTCGGCAATGAGTCTGCCTATTATCGCGGACCATGCTTGGCCGTCGTCTTCGCAATCATCTCCGATCAGATCTTCCATTGCGGCGAGCACACTCTCGTCCGCCTCTCTCATTGCTTCCAAGACATCCAGCGCGACTTGCCTTCTCGCCATCCCTTGACCGAGGTGGCGCCCGATTGCAGCTTGAATGCGCTCCACTACGGTTGGCATTAAAGAGCGCCCATCCTCTTCAAATCATTCATGATCCGGCGAGCATCATTGTAGCTGTGCAACCCACACCGCCTCGCGAGCGATGCCAGCGTCACATGCTCGCCCTGCGCCACGGCATCGGCAATCTCGTCCAGCACCTGCCTGCGCCTGTGCGTCATCTGTCCTGATGGTCTACCTCGCGTAGCCATGTCTCAGTCCTTCCCCTTTAGGTGGGCGCCGGATTCGATGGCGCGGCAAACATCATGGATCGCATCGTCATACCGGCGGCGGGTGTGCGGCCTCAGCTTGTCACGGGCATCCGCAGCGACGGCCTGATCGGCATTGCCGAGCGCTATCTGCGCAAGGGCAAGAAAGTCTAT